GGACGCTTGCCAACCTACGCAGCTAACGCTAAGTGGTATATGCACAAGGAGATTTGGTACAACGCCATCGCTCCTCTGCTCAACGCACTTAGCGGAAACGCTATCCTTGACCTCCAACAGGCATTCGGCGCACAGCCAAAGCTCTTCGGTTACGATGTCGTATTCGTCCAGAATATGCAGAAAACCTTGGCAGCTTCTACGCCTTACATCCTGCTTGGTGACCTCTCGGTTGGTACTGCATTCGGTGACCGTCGCTCGGTTACGATTGAAGTATCCGATCAGCAGTACTTCAAGGAAGATGCGCTGGCATTCAAGGCTACCGAGCGTTACGCTTTCAATGCATTCGACATTGGAAACGTCAATGCTACAGCATCTGCACGAGTCCCAGGCTCGCTCATCGTCGGTGCATCCTCTGCTACATAATCCTAGCAGACTCGCTACAAAGCCCTCGGCATCATTGCCGGGGGCTTTCTCTTTGTCTATTGCGTTGTCCGAGCCTACGGCTCTGTGTGGGATACTTACACTATGTTGACCCGTGCCGAAGCCATTGCACAAGTGAGCCTGTTCGTGGATGCCCAGTCATACCCGCAACTGTCCACAACCGAGATAGGCTCTATCCTTGATTCCTACTCACGGTTCAGTACATGGACAGCCAGCACGGCTTATGCTGTTGGCGATCGTGTAGTCCCTACTACTCCCAATGGCAGGGTGTATGAATGCCGTGTAGCCGGTACGACATCAACCACAGAACCGGAATGGGCAGAGTATCCCGGTGGACAGTGGAAGGGCTGGAGCGTTCTGGATGGCACCAGTGACCCTGTGCTAATGTGGGTTGATATGGGACCTGCTAACGTGGAACGCTACGATGTCCGGACTGCTACCCGGCAAGCATGGTTCATCAAAGCCTCCCGCTGTGCTTCAGATATCGATGCCAAAGAAGGCACATCCGATGTCAAACTTTCACAGCTCAAAGCGCACTGCATCGAGATGGCTGAGAAGTATCGTCCGGTGGTGTTCGCATGAGCCCTATCCTCCGTGCAACGCTTCAGGCTGGCTTGGTGCGTAACCTATGCCAGACACCTATTGAGGTTCATCGCTTTACCTTGACCGAAGACGGCAGAGGCGGTGTTACTGAGACGTGGCGCAAGGTTGCCGACTACAAGGGCAGGATAAGCAACCAGAGCGACACAGAGAGCATTGTAGGCGGTGGCATACAGCCATCTGCATCATGGAACATTACGCTTCCGGTATCTGCTGATGTGATGGCGCATGATCGTGTTTACATTGTTGGTGATGAATCAAAATACTACGACGTGGTGGGCACAGACTTTGGACAAACCGATCTGCTGGTTCAACACGTTGGACTAGTGGAGCGGGTGGCATGATGGCAGAATGGATGCAACTAGGTGCAGTCATAGGTATTCCTTTGATTGCTAGTATCAGCGGGTTATACAAGATGCTCTGGGATATCAAGTCTGACATCCGTATTCTGGTTCACGATGCCAAGCAGACCGAAGCCGATCTGGTAATAATCAAGAAGGCGATAGCAAGACTAAGCGAGCGAGTAGCAGCACTGGAGGCACGACATGGGTAGCATCAGTATAAAGAGACTAGTAGTGGTTGTGATCGTGGCTTTCGTGGCTGCATTCACCAGTGTATTCGGTGATGGCATCCGTACTGCACAAGCGCAAGACATCGCCGAGCTTGGCGCAGTAATGGCACTGTACGGGAGCAAGGCGGTAGCGGCGGGTGTCTCCGCTGCGGTGAGTTCTGTGCTTGCTTTCCTCACGATGCCTTTTAAGGGTACGGACATGAACGCTTTGAAGGTGGGCAAATGAACCTGCAGAACTACCGGCTTGAACCTAACCCAACCAGTCCCGGTGATTGGATTGTCTTTGGTGACATAACCGATGATGCTGGGAATATTCTCGGTACGTTTGGACCTAACGGGACAAGCGTATTCGGTTGGTGGGTCACGCAGGATGTTGCGTTTCAACAGAACTACAGCAATCAATTTGCTGTTGTTATGGCTCAGGAAATCGTGGCGGGGACAGCTGAATAATGGCAACTTATTACGTCAGGACTGACGGTAGTGATTCTAACGCTGGCACAGGCCCTGCAATAAATCAAGCGTGGCAGACGATAACCAAGGCTATTGGTGCGGCTGGTATCGCCCCAGGGGATACGCTTTACATCGCTCCCGGTGTCTATCGTGGTTCTTTTACTGCTGCGTTTACAAGTCCAGCCAATGAAAGTCAGCGCATCACAATAAGCGGTGACCCGACTGCTTCACAGTTTAATGGAGTAACTGCTGGACCTGTAATCTTAACTAACTACACCTCTACAACATCAACATCCGGTGTACGAACTCTAGATATTGAAAAGCCATACATCACGATAAACAATATTCATGTCAACGGATATGTTGCTGGTGGAAGCCCTAACTTTGGACGGTATGCCAACATAGGAACAAATGCATTAATTTTATCTAAATGCGCTTTTTACACTCCGACACAAAGTGCTGATTCAACAAACGCTGTTGGTATCAATATGAATCAAAGCACATCCGGGGCGATCATCGAAAAATGTATATTTAATACTCCCGTTATTTTTGGTCCATCAACTACCACTACATCTGCCTGGAACAGTAATACAACCATACAAGATTGTATTTTTCAAAGCACGTCTGCTACAGCTCAAAGTGCTACTGTTACTTTATATGGTGGTAGTGGTGGTGCCCATCTTGGCGGTGTTAAGTTCTATAACTGTTCATTTTTTGGTCTAACTGGTATTGCTGGGTTGACAGCATCAAATCTGGCTACTTCCTTTCCTTCATCCGCTCAAAACTGCTATTTTGAATCCCGCATTGGCATACAGATGAACACCAATAATGGGCAGTTTACTGAGTCTTACAACGTGTTTCAATGCACTACACCACGCAGTAATGTTGCTACTGGAACCGGCTCAGTCACAAATGCGTTTGTGTCCTTAGATGTTTCGATGTCAAGAATAACTGGATGGTCAAATCTGCCACATTACGCACATCATCTTGGCACGTATCCAATAAATGCTGGTCTATCTACAGGTGCACCAACTGCCGATATTTATAACGTCACGTGGCTTGCACCTTCTACTCCAACACTTGGTGCTGTGGAATACTCCAGTAACTCGACGGCTGGTTTCTACGTGCCAACCGAGCGCAACGCTTCTACCATCACCATCGGTCCCGGCTCAACATCACAAAGCATCGAACTCTATCTAGGTGCTACAGGTCTAACAGCCTCCACAAGCGGTCTCTCAGCCCGCTACAACCGCACAAGGACTGCATCTGTGAGCATCCCTCTAGTAGCCCGTACAATCGCTCAGGCGTGGACTGCTGGTGGCTTTGCGGAGGTAGACGCAACCAATATGCCGGGCGTGTATCGCCTCGACGTACCTGATGCTGCATTGGCTTCTGGTGCTGACGATGTCACTATCGTGGTCAGAGGTGCAAGTGGTACTAACGGTGCGGTAATGACGGTAAAACTGTCATCTGGTGGCTTGACGGAAGCACAGACGGCTGGTGCAATATGGAACGCTGTACGCTCGTCCTACACCACAGCTGGAAGCTTTGGCGAGTATGTCAATGCTGAACTGGTGACTCCTGTTACCTCAGCCGCTCTTGTTCGTATGGGTCCGTTTGAGGTCAAGGCTGACGGTCTTGGGGCATCTGATCCGCTTGACATTCAGAAGGGCGCACAGCACGGAATCGATATCCAGTGTGTAGACAACAACGGCGCAGGGATTGACATTACAAGCGCAACGGTTACGGCTAAGGTCTACAACTCTGGTGCTACGCTGGTTGACACGTACTCTTGTACGGCAACCTATGCAGCTGATGGACGTGCTACCTTTACTATTGACACGACGGTAACGAACACTCCTGGCACTTACACTGCAACGATTACACGCACGACAAGTGCAAGCGATACGCAGGTATTCGGTCCACTGCGAATCTATGTGAGGGATATTTGATGAGTATTCTAAGCAGTTTGGCAAAGAAG